TGGCCCCCTGCCGTACCGCCCGCGGTGGGACTTGCCGCTTGCGCGGCAACGGGGGCGGGCTGGGTTTGGGCTTCTTCTGCGTTAAGTCGCTGCCAGCGGTTGTATGACGACCATGCGGCAACGATGACGATGAGCAGCACAATAGGGAAGGCGTAAACAGTGCGGCTCAGTTTGGTGCGAATTTTTGTGTGTTCTTCCGCGCTTTTGTAAACCCCGAAGGCTTTTTTATCAAGGGTGTAGACACTTTTTACCGCACCCTCAACGTCTGTCTTACTTGTCGGGTCTCCGCATCTCTCCCACTCGAACATTCGGCGAACACCTAGGTTTGTTTTGCTGATGTGGCAGTGGTGGCCTATCAGGCTGCGGACGTTGACGTCTACCAGTCGCGGATGCTGGGTCAGTAAAAAAATGTCTATGCCTCTATGTCGGTGTGTCTCAAGCTCGGCAACGTAGTCTGGCACTTTCGAGCCGCTGGGGCGAGGTCTAAATACGCGCTGGCATTCGTCTATTACTAGGATTGCGCCTGTTGGCGCCCATTTGTGCCACGTCTGCATTGTCTCGCCTTCGGGTATCGGCAAGTTCGGTATTATTTCGCCTTTTACTTCTGGAATTCCGTCAAGATACAGCGGGCGGTCTTTAAGGTCTTTGCGGTTCATCAAGTCTGAAATCATTTTCAGGGTTTTGCCCGACCCGGGCACGCCTGTTATCAAATACAGCATTTTTTGTCCTTACTTTTTGCCTATACCTGCCGACAGTTTGGACAGGCTTTTGATTGAGGTAATAAAAGCGAATGTGCCGAATATCCAGTTCAGACAGACGCCCAAGCCTGCGATATAGGCCAATTGCAGGCCGTCTTGCGGAAGGCCGCCGATTTGGGTTTGTACGGCATCCAGCAGGTATTTTTGCAGTTCGTTCAGCCCGACATAGGACACGAAAGACAAGCCCAGTGCTGCAATGACTTTGCCCGCCACCGTCATCAATACGCTGGTAATCAGTCTGCCCCACATATTAAAGCTCCCTGATGGCGGCAAATGCGGTGAACGAGCAACTTATCATTGTGCCGAGTATGACAATCGGGCGGATAAGGCGGGCGACTTTACACAGGAAGTCATATTCCACTTGAAATTTTCCCAACGGGCCGAACTCAAATGACAGAGGCGCGGGACAAATGCCGTTAGTGCTGAATATGTCCAGGGGGCGAAGGGTCATATCTATTGCGTTGGTCGGTATACTCAAGTCCTCATAATCAGTGTTGCCCAAATCTTGGCAATAGGCGGATGTCGGGTTTTGTTTGCAAAACTCTTGCCGTTGCTGGTTTTGTTCCGACGTGCTTGGGTTTTGATTTTGGCCGTTGGGATTCTGCGGCACGTTCTCGCCCGGTGTGTTCGGCACAACCTGTTCCCGCGTTGGCGCTTGGCTGGAATCGGGCTTGAGGTCGGGACGCGGGATAACGTTTGTCGTGATGCTGCCGTCTTTGTGGACGGTGGCCTCTGTCTGCTGTGCTTGGCGGCTGCCCTGCGGGGTGTAGGGGGCGGATTTTGCCGTTGTCTGGTTATAGGTGATGTTGATGGTTGACTCCGACACAACATTACCCATCATGGACAACTGGCGCATGAGTTCTTCGTGGTTGGTTTGGTTGCTCTCAAGCATGCGGCGCAAGATGTCGGCTATTTCGGATTCGGTCAGGGATAATTTTTTGGTGTCAGAAGGTAGTTCAAGATGTTTTTGCCCCTCCCATTTCTCAAATGTTAAAAATCCAAATGCAAAAGATTTTTCAGGAATGGTTTTAGGGGCATATTTATTAAGGCTGCTTTGTGGCTGGTTGTAGCCATATAACTTGCCTTTGTTATAAGTTAGGGAAATAGACATATCCTCCGGCAATTGGTCTGTGTACAACAAAGAGTAATCAGGGCTTGATTTGCCGTTAGCAACGTACGAAAACTTCAAAACCCATATCGTTTTGCCCTCTGACTGCTGCTTCTTCAAGGCTTCTTGTTGTTCTTGCTCTCTTTTGGCCGCTTCTGCGGCTTCTTGGGCGATTTTTTGGGCTTGGGCGGCGGCCAGTGCTTCGGCTAGGTTGCCGTCGCGTTCGGCTTGGGCTTGGGCGGCTTCAATTTGTTCGGTCATTTTTTCCATGTTATAGGCTTGGTGGTCGGCTAAACCTGTTTTATCCAAAAAACGATTAATTCCATCTCCAACCCCTAAGGATAAAGAAGATAATCCAGTTAATACAGCACCAAAAGCATTTTCAAGTCCTGTTCTATAATCACCGTTTTTAAAAGAGTTATAAGATTTAATAGAATAAGTAGACCCTAAAGCCGAATCTAACGCAGTAAGACCGTATACTGCTGCAGTACCTTTTGTTGCTAATTTATCAATGGCAGACGTCTGGGTTACAGCAGTATTCAAATTTACTTTTTCGCCGTACTTGCCCGTCACGGTCACGTTGCGCCCCTGCGTGCCGGTGATGTTGCCGCCCTCTTTTTTGACGGTCGGTTTACCTCTGTTAGTTTCCTCTACCTGCCATATGCCTGTTTTGGGGTCGTAGCCTCTGTTGATTAATGCCTGTTCGCTTGGGAAGCCCGCACTGTGCGGGGCGGTCGGCGGCGGGGTGGGGACGTCCGCCCATGCGGATAACGGGCTTAACGCAAGGCTTGCGCCAGTACATATAAGGACAACGAGATGATGAGGCTGGGCAGTATGCCCAGTAAAAATTCCGTTTCGGGTGTCATTTTTCATTTTCCATGCCTATCTGATTTGGCCGATAGCTTTAATCAATATTATTGTGCAGACAAGTACTGCGGTGGCTTCCAATATTTGCGTTCCTGCGGTTTCGCCCAGTTTGTAATACCTGCCGTATTCGCACTGCGGGAAGGTTAATGCTACGGTTTTACCTTGATATTCCCATGTCCTGCCGTTGAAGACGGGGTGATGTATCACCCCGTCTTTGTCGATGGTCGGCACGACTTGGGTCATCAGGGCGTTTGCCGCTTCGGCTTCTGTACGGAAGCAGATACTGCCTTGCTGATAACCCATGTCAGACCTTTACGCTTGGTTTGAACCACGTTTTCCAATACGGATAATCGCGAAGGCAATGGAGATACCGACGACGATTGCGCCGATTTCCAATACACCCGCTTTCAGGCCGCCCAGTTCGGTCTTGACCTGTGTCAGAAGGCTGTTCTCCTCTGCGAAGGCCATGACGGGCATGGCTGCCATGGTTGCCACGGCCAAGCCGCGGTAGTACTTGCTTTTCATTTTGTCCAACATGATTTTTCCTTTCGGATTTGGTTAATAAAAAAGGTTGTGGGCTGCTTAAACGGGGTCATCACGGCGCAGCCCGAACCGTGAATAGGGTTTAGCCTTCGTCGGAGTAGTACACGTTGTCTTTAAAGGCGCGGGGAAAGATGCGCAGGGTTATTACTTGATCGCGCTTGTATTGTTCGTAGCGTTCGGGGTGTTTGGTCTTGACTTCGCACAGTTGTGTGCCGTCGTCCGAGCGGACGAGCAGGCCAATGTAGTGGACTTTGTTATATGTCCCATCGCTGTTCTTTCGTTCTTTGGCAAAGGGTCGGTCGAAGGTGGCTGTTACATAGAAGCCTTGCTTTTGGTTTTCGCTCATAGTGTTACTCCATGGTTAAGATGGTTTTGCGGTTTTTAAACGCCCATTTCGGGCTGAGGAGTGAGGCCAAGACGGTGTTGTAGTTGTCTTGGTCTATCGGGGGAATCGTTCTGCGCTTTGTGGTTTGTGCATACAGGCACAGATAGTCTTCTACGCACTCAACCCACTTTTTTAATTTTCTTCTCCACTCTTTCGAGCCTTTGGACAAAAAGGAAAAGTTGCTGTTGGCCATTTTCCAGACGGCCTTTTTGTCGATGCTGGTTCTTACGAGCCGGTAGCCTTTGTCTTCGGGCAGGCGGCTGTTGATGTGTTTTGCGATATATTTGGAGACGTAGCGGGAGAGTCCTTTGCTGTTGGTCTTGACTGGCAGCAGTTCGGTTCTGCCGAAGCCGTATTTGCCGACGTTCTCGCGCAGCAGCGTCCACAGGTGGCGCAGGTAGGGATTGGCGGTTTTGTAATTGCCTGCGGCGATTTGGCGGAAGTTAAGGCCGCGGCGGATGTTCAGGCGGGTATTGACGAGCAAATGGAAGTGTATGCGGCCTTTTTTGGTGCGTTCGTACACGCAGACATATTCGGGGAAGTGGCGTTTGAGGAAGTTTGTCCGCAGGCTGTGAAATCGTCGTTGCGCTTCTTTCGGGTCGGTTACGTCGTCGGCGAAAGTGAGGGTCAGAAAGCCCACTTTGTCGAGGCCGAAGGCTTCGATGAAGGCTTTGACGTTCATTTCCAGAGCGGCGGTAGATTTTCGGTAGGAGGTCGAAAACTCGTTTAACTCGTTTTCGGGTTTGAATCCCGAGTATTGAGAACTCGGCAACTGCCTGTTTTCGCCCGTTTGGTCGGGCTCAATGCAGTTGTTACTATTAAGACAAGGAACGGAGCGCTTCGCGCTCCCAGTAGCCGAACGGTTCATTTAACACCCCCTTTTTTGAGGGTGGAAACGGTCATTTTGCCGTACAGGTCGGCACGGTTGTAGGTTGCTTTGTAGTTTCGGGGGTTGGTAATCGGGAAGGCTTTGGTTTCAAGGCAAGTTACATCACGGCCTTTTTTGATGAATACGCGCAGGACGTAGGCGATTAGTTCGCCTTTGTGGTGGTGTAGTGTGATTGTGTGATACAGATATGACATTTTAGACCCCTCTCAAATATCGGTTGAAAATATTTGTCAAGGGGTTGGAATCGGTTTTTACACTCCCTTAACGGGGCGCAATATATAAGGCCGTCTGAAAACGCGCTTCAATGAAGTTTCAACCGTTTCAGTGTAAGAAAAGACTGAAGTTGCTTTTCAAACTTTGTTGCAGCCGGGTTTTCAGACGGCCTGATGCTTGGTGTTTTTGTATGCTTATGTTAATATTTGAAAATGTTAACAATTAGGCCGTCTGAAACCGCTTGGCGCATCGTCAAACCATTCGGCAATGAGGAGTGAAAGATGTTATTAAGCATAATGGGGACGCCCAATGCTGTCGTAATCGCCGTAATCGTCAT